CGAAGCAGGTATCGGAGGCATGAAGGGATTTCGTAAAGCGACAGAAGAGGAAAAGGCAAAAATGCTCGCTGCTTTAAAAGAAGAGAAACATTACTCCTTCGATTTTGAGAAGTTACAGCCCGAATATATTCCGACTGTCGGTGATGTCGTTATCGTATGGAATGACAATGATAAAAACGTAGCAGTTGTAGGAGTTTTGGATAATATAGATGATCCAAACGTGGACTACCCGTATGAAATAAACGATAATACCTTATACAACAATTGCATCAAATTTATTTCTGAACAACAATATAAAAATTTGATTGATGGAAAAGAGTAAATCCAAATCAGGGGAGTCGAGAAATTATACCCCTCTTTTCACAGCCCGTCCAAAGGGAATGAGCTACCAAGAATATCGTGAACGCAGAGCCTATCAGAACGCATGGTTAAAAGAGCGACTGAAAGGCTTTATTTGTTATGTGTCGTCCGAACTAGTCGTGTATGACAAGGTTACGGGATTGCCTCGGTTGTTCAATCATCACACAGATGATATACACCAAGCACAAATAAGAACTAACCCACAGCCGTTTGTCGGTTCCGCCCGATACAACTTAAAACCGTTATAATATGGATAAAGAACTATTCAAAGACAAGAATCCGCTGCTCCGCAGACAAATGCTGGAGGACAATTGCGCAGCGGTTGAAAGAATCACCTATACCTCCCCTTTCAGTGAAGAAGAGATGGGTGAACGAAAAACGGAATTGGCAAATATTGACCTCGACATGGCAGCACTGGAAGAAGAAAAGAAAGCTTTCATGCAAGCATACAAGGACAAACTGAAACCTAAAAAGGAACGTAAAAAAACGTTACTTACCGATATAAAGCGTGGTTATGAGGAAATTACAGATGAATGCTTCAAGTTCATGGATCGTAGCACCCGTACTACCGGATATTACAATGGCAATGGCGATTTGGTTAAAGAACGCCCCATGGAAGCACAAGAGATGCAGAAAACAGTTTTTGAAGACATTGAATCCACAGGAACGGAGGGTAAGCTATGATAAAAGAAGAACTTATCAAACAAGTAGCCAAATCAACAGGTATTGGCATTTGCGAAGTCCGGGCTGTCATAGAGGCAGCATTAAAAGAAACCATGGATACTGTAACCAGTGGAAATACTCTTTATATCAGAGGTTTCGGCACACTGTATCCAAAACACTACCAACAAAAGGTTGCGCGTGACCTGCGCAATAACAAGACAATTGTCATAGCAGAGCATTATACTCCACATTTCAGACCAGCCAAATCATTTAAAGACAAAACTAAAAAATTATAAGACAACATGGAAAACGAAAAAATGCAAGTAAATTTTGCTCCGGGCGTGACCGAAGCAACCCTTAGAGTTATTGAACTCAACAAAGAAAATGAACTGCCGGTATTGGAGCCTGATAAGGTGGAACTGACAGGAACTATCGGAAGTGTCTATGAATTTCTTCTGAAAAGAATCTCTGAAAAAGAGCAGATCAATCAGAAACGTTGTTATATTCTTGTTGATCGGGAGAAAATGGCACTCAAACTTGTCACCAATGAAACTGACAGTAGGAATAAAGCTACTGTGAGAGGTGAGTTGAAATTCTATCCCAAGTTTCTTGAATTTGGTATTAACACAAGCAAGATATGGGAACCGGTGCAGCTTTCAAAGTTCTTCAAAATGAATCGTGCCTTCTTCAAGGATGCACAATACAACATGGAACTGGTAACAGTCTTGAAGAACTTCAAAGCCAGCATCGACTCAAAAGTGGAAAATTCCCGTCAGGACAACGGTAGTCGCACCGACAATTATAGCCAAGTTGTCAACTCCAACCTTCCGGCTTCATTCAATCTTATTGTTCCGATTTTCAAAGGTCGTCCGGCAGAAGAAATTGAAGTGGAAATCATTGCAGATGTGGATGGGCGTAATATTCGATTATCCCTTTGCTCCCCCGGTGCGGAAGTGATAGTGGAGGAAGAACGCAACAAGACCATTGACGAACAATTGTTGTTAATTCGTAAATTGGCACCGGAAATAGCCATTATCGAACAGTAACCATGGACAGCCAGACATATATTTCAGACTGGTTCATCCCGATGGACTTTGGGTATGACATACCGGACGAAGAGCCGGACGGTGAGGATAATTTCAATTTCGATTGAAAGTGGTATGAAAAAGTATATTTATTTAATCCTGTTCCTGACAATAGGAATTGTTGTCGGGAACAGGGTATTCAATCACTTACACGCATGGCTGGGCGTAACAATAATATCAGCCACAATGATTTTCTTTATTTACAAGCTATTTAATTTTTTGAAAAATGAAAAGATTGATTAATCTGATGTTGGTCTGTATGACCTTGGTTATGTTCGCTTCATGCGAAAGAGTTGCTCCCAATTATGCCGGTGTCCTTATGGAGAACTACGGCAAACAAGGGAAAGAAGATTTTAAAATCGTTTCCGGTAAGGTATCTACATGGGAATTAGGCACAGAGCTTTTTCAAGTTCCGCTATTCGATCAGCGTGGAGAATTTGCCGAAGCTGTCACACTGAAAGCAGCCGATAATACAGAGTTCAAGGCACGTCCCACATATAGCTATAAAGTTATCAAGAATCGTGCCATTGATGTTGTCTTTGATAACAAGCATATTGGTCGTGGGAGTGATTTCATGTCTTCGTTGGAAGATAACATTTTGGAACCACGTATATATGATTTGACAAAGGAGGAAAGCCGGAAGCATAAGACCGATAGCCTGATGGCTGACGGAGGCTCGTTGGTATTTGAAAAACGGTTGGAACAGATAGTCGACAGGGAGTTTGAAAAAAGAGGTCTGCAACTGCTCACATTCTCTGCCCAGTTGGAGTTCTCCGAAAAGGTCCGCGAGAAGATTGACAGCCGGAATGAAGTGAATACCAATATATCCGTACTGGACCAACAGATTGAGGAACAGAAGAAACGCAACGAGCTGGAACAGTTGAAAACCGAACAGGCTCTAATTCAGTCAAGAGGTTTGACGAAAGAAATATTATATAAACAGTTCATAGACAAATGGAATGGAAGTGTGCCAATTTATGGTGCAATCCCTGACTTAATTAAAATCGAAAAATAATAATTATTAACCCGATTAATAATCAGCTTCTCCCGGTGTGGTCTGACCGCCTATCCGGGAACACACTCTCACGCCTTTTTTCTTCTTACAAGTCAAACCGAGTACGTTGTAGATGCTCCACGGTGGTAGATACTGTAAGAAGTTTTTTATTGTTTCACTGGAAAATATTATTATGAAAGTTGAAATTCCCAACTATATTCTAAAATCTCTAATCCGACATTTTGAAAGGATAACCGAAAATTGTAAGCCCTCACCTTCCGACATAAAGACCTGTGAAGCACTAAGACTTGGGAAGAAAGACATAGTTAAACTCAAAAAAATTGTAGATAAAAGCACATAAGTTATGAAACGAAGAATCATAGGTATAGATGTTGGCAAGAATGGTGGAATCGTCGTGTACGACACCGAATACGACAAATTAGTGCACTGTATCAAAATGCCACCAACCCCCAAAGACTTATTAGATTTCCTCTCCACATATAAAGAGAACAGCGTTTGTTATTTGGAACGAGTGAATGGCATGACAGGGCAAAGCGCCTCTGCCTCCTTTGTTTTCGGAGAAGGTTACGGACAAATCACTATGGGATTGATAGCTTGTGGAATTCCAACAGTAACAGTATCTCCACAAATATGGCAAAAGGCTTTAGGGTTACGGAATACTGACAAGTTAGGCAAGACAGAATGGAAAAACATCCTAAAGAAGAAAGCCCAACAATTGTTTCCGTATGCAAAAGTCACATTGGCAACTTCCGATGCCTTATTAATATGCGAATATGGTAGAATTAAAGAAAAAGAATAATGGATAAACTACGATTATTGGTTACAACCAAATGTCCTAACAAATGTCCCATGTGCTGCAACAATTCATGGGATTTTTCAAAATTACCAGTTGTTGAACACTTTAACTACAAAGAGATTATGATAACTGGTGGAGAACCACTTTTGTTTCCTGAAAAACTGGCAAATTTGGCTGAAAGTATCAAAACCATTCAAAAATCGGTCTATGGCAATAAAGGAAAATTATTTCTATATACAGCACTGACTGATATACTTCCCGATTATATCAGATATTTCGATGGAGTTGTTTACACTCCACATTCTGCTAATGATGTGCGCCACTTCTTGGAAACCAACAAAATCCTGTTGTATATAAAAGATGAACTTATAGAAAGTAAATCTCTTCGGCTTAATCTTTTTCCTGATATAAAAAAGCATATTCCTGACAACACAGACCTTTCGTTATGGAAAGTAAAAGATATGCAATGGATCAAAGATTGCCCGGTTCCGGCTGATGAAGAGTTCAAAAGAGTAGCTGAATTATGGGAAGTGGAATGATGAAAGACCTAATTAGTTATTTAAATTATAATTCAAATGAAATCAGAAGAAATAGCAGCCCAATGGTGTCTGGATCATCCTGATGCGACATTGGAACAAGCATTCATGGCTGGATTGAGCAATAAGATGAATTTAAACAAGGATTCTCTTTGTGAAAGGAAAGACAAATTCAGAAGTGAAGTTCTCATGTACAGAGGGCAATACCCTGATGATATGTTGAAGGACTTTTTCGAGTATTGGACTGAATGCGGAGGACGGAAGATGCGTTTTGAAAAGGAACGCACATTCGAAGTTTCCAAACGCCTAGTCAGATGGTCTAACAATGATTTTAACAAATATGGAAAACAATTTAGAACAAACCAAAAGCAATCTCCCGACAGCCGAAAAGAAAGCGTTGAAAAACTTGCTGACCTCGCGGAAGGAGTATTACAGGGAATTGCACGCAAGTTCGATTAAGGGAGCGATTATGGACACCCCCAACCTACCACTTTCCATTATCAAAAAAGAAATCACACGGGACGGTGCAAGAGCCATAGTGGTAATTGCAATTAAGGAAGTTGTGTCTTTTTTCAATGTTGGAAAAACGATGAATGATGTTCAAGTAGCACTTACCGCAGATTTAATAATAGACAGGTTCTATTATCTCAAATTGGAGGAAATCAAATTATGTTTCCATAATGCTATGGTTTCCGGCAAGGTCTACGACAGGCTGGACGGAAACGTCATTCTCGGATGGTTAAATGAATATGATGCACAGCGTGATGAAATA